CCGCCACCAGCAGTTGTATTTCTAGCATCAAAGAAAATATTTCTAAATCTATTTGATAATTTTGCAGCTAAAACTGCACCAGTTCCATTACCACCAGTAACCCCAATAGAAACAATACTATTGATATCAAATTCTTGTGGATCGACATAAACTTTTTCAAAAGACCCACTAACAACTGGTCTAACAAGAGCAGTTGTCCCAGTTCCAGGAGATGATATTGTAACTTCTGGTAGATTTATAACATCATACTTAGTTCCGCCATTCAATAAATCTATACTTTCCAGAGGTCCATAGTAAATTTTATCATCAGACTTATAGTTAGATATTTCAACACCATTTATTAACATTCCAGTTGTACCTGGAATAGTTACTTCACCAGATCCATTTTTAATATTTGGATTGAGCGTAAACTTTTTAAGAATCTTTTGTGGAGCAATAACATTAGATCTTTGAGAATATAATGTAAATTGATGCCCATCAGATTGTGGTTTAAATCTTACATTATTAGATCCACCAACAAAAGATCTGGAAGCATAGAGGTTAATAGTCTTATTGTCTGATGAGACGATTGAGACATAATAAGATCCTGTCTCCAGTCCAACCAGAGGAGCAACATCGGGTTGGTAGAATATTCTGTCACCCTCAATGAATGGGACAGAATTTGCAAATTTAATAGAACCATATGTTCCATCAGTAGAACCATCCGCTAAACTTATCTCAGTTCCAGTTCCAACTCTGATAGTATTAACTTCTTTACTTATTTCGTATGCATAATCAATTGAAGTTGCACCAGTTCTATTACTTGAAGGTAAGGAGTTTGAAGCAACATATGCATATTTACCTCTCTCATCATAAACATTAAGTACATCAGACAATGTTGTATCATTACCATACAACATAGAAGTGTTAGAACTTGATGCGGTATTTAATTTTCTTCTTAAGTCATATATCTGTCCACTAGCTGCTGTGAAAGATAAGTCATTCAAACTTACTCTGTTTTCACTATCAATAATATTACCAACATATGCAATATTAGTCGTTGAAGACTTTACAATTTGACCACCTCTTTCAAGTATTTCAACTCTGTCACCCTTTTTGATACTAGACTTATCTATTTTACTCAGAAGAGTATAGTCAATACTAATATCTTTAATCTTATATCTAGAACTTGTGTTATAGATCCAAGAGTTAGAAAATATTTCTTTATGAGATTTATTAGTTGCTGGATTTTTTATCTTAGAACCTAAATTTTTGATTCCAATAATATCTCCTTCTAATACACGAAGATTTTCACTAGTTTGTTCAAATTTAGACAGTACACCTGTCAGTCTTAGTGTAACTTTCTTGGATGAATCACCATCTTCATAACCAAAGTAAGTTTCATCTGAACGAACATTATCAGTTGGGTTAATAGAAACTCCAATTCCAGTGCATCCAAAGAATTGGTTGACACTCTTATCAGTATATCTTACACTATTAACACCTGAAATAACATATCCAGACTCTGCAAAACCAATTGTAGAGTCAACAGGAAGAACTGATGAACCAGCAGAAACTACATCAGTTGCCTTAGATGAGGGGGTTATAGTAAATGTTCCTTGGACTGTTGATAAATCATCATATCCAATGAACAAAGAAATTTTGAAATATTGATCACCACCACTATTAAAAGGTTCTACTTCTGATATAGATGCATTAGTGGCGAGATCAGTTGACTTATATAAAGTCTGACCAACTAACTTATTAGGATTACCAGATAGCGCCTCAGCAATCGTTACAAACCTTCTAATATATTTTGCAGAAGAGGGTTTGATTAAGTAATCTTCTAAGTTTACAATAGTTGGATCAATACCATAAAGAACCTTACACAGAATTTTGAATGATTCGTCAGTTCCTTTTGATTCATAGAGACTTCTTGCCTCTTTTATGAAGTTGCCTGCATTAAGTGAAGGTGTAAAATCAACATCTTCTAATCCAGGTGTAAAGGTAGTTTTTAATTTTTTATAAAACTCTTTAAGGAAGAGAGTACTTAAATTTTGAATGGACGAACTATCAGAGTGTTGCTCCGCTGTTGACTCCGAAAATATAAGTTCTTCCTGGTCAGTTTGTTGATGATATCCAGTGATACCACTAAATCCGCGAACACATCCAGTGAATGAATTTGTGGTGATACCAGTATAGGTTATAATCTCGTCATTGATCTTTAAAAGACCATAGGTATCAGGGAACCCCTTCGTAGAGTTTACGTTGATTGTAGAGTCTCCTGTGGTTACTACACCAACAGTTTTAGTGCTATCGACAACTACATCAGGTGTTAAATTATCAACTTTCAGATATTGGTCTAAGTTCTCAGTAAGATCAGATGGTCCACCCTGATATTCTTGAGAAATATAATACTGCTTGAAAAAATCAACTGCCTTTGGATTTTCATCCAATATAAAACTAGGCAGTTGATTACTGATTATTTCCTGAACCTTAACTCTAGGTTCGAACCCAGTTTGTATCATATTACTGTCTTATTAAATTCCCGTTTGAGTAACTAGATGTATAATAATCTCTGGTGAACACTGTTCCAGAAATTTCATCGCCGGAGGCAATAACGTCTCTTACCATATTTATGGTGCTATCTGAGACATTAAAATTAAGATATAAATCCTTCAATCCAACAACATCATTAGACTCAGGGAAAGCTTGAATCTCAATAATATTATTTGTTCTTTGAGTAGATGTAATATTAACCGTTCCTAAGTTAATCTCACCTTTAATATAATCAACTGTTCCAGCAGACTTAGAAATGACACGAATCGTTCCATCACCAGTTTCCTTCACAATGGAAATAATACCAGTTCTAAGATCTGCATTTGGAATATCAGTGAGATAAACGTTATCAACTTCACCACTAATCTTAAATCCAGTTGATTTGATATTACGTCCTGCTGGGTTGACATGAAATTGATTACCAAAACACAACTCATATTGTGCAGAGGTACCAATTGCTGCCTTCATATCTCTTCTAATAATAATTTTAGTAATATTAGATGTTACAGCAGCATCAGTGTTGTCAATCACCTGTTGAATTTTACTATATTTGAATCTACCACCAAACTTATTCAAATCAACAGAATCCGAATAATCATTGAGAGACTTAGTTACATTTGTTTTAAGTGAGTCAGCACTAGTTACCTTATTAGTGTTGTAGTAGACTGCACTATTAATTTCAACATATAGTATCTTGAGGTCAATAATTTTTTGGTTAATACTAGATACGGTGTATTGCTTTAATTTTGATAGGATTTGACTTTTATTGAAGTCTGATACAAAACTACCATTCTTTGGTTTAATACTGATAGTAACTGTACCAAATTCTGGTGGGTCAAGTTCTTCTCCACCAACAACAGAAACCGATTCAGTATCGGGATAGATTAACTTGATTATTGCCTCATAATCCCGTGCTGTAACCGCTCTGTACTGCGAGGAATATATCCTAGGAGCGAAGTATTTGATGGAGTCGATAGATTCTACATCAGACCCATTTTGTGCCGCCTGGTTGGTTGTTACAGTGACCGATCCTGGATTAGGAATATTACCAGCAGTATCTTTTACACTACCAGAATAAGAGAATGAAGTGGCACCATTGCCATCCTTACCATCAGTAACAATGTAATGAACAGTAATGATAGAACCATTTTCTAACTTCTGTCCAAGCAGTCCATCACCAAATAAAATTTCATATTTTTCATCTTGAATTTCCTGAATCAGGAAAATCTTTGAATCTTTATCTAAATTGAGAATATTATTGACTAACTGATATTCAACACCAAGACCCGTCTCACCTGCACCCTTTACATAAACAGAAATTGTTGATGTATCGACATAAGAGTTATCAAGTAAGAATCTTTGGTTAATTGACGTATCTACTATAAATTCTTTTGTAAGGAAAATTCCTTGATATACATCTATATTATTGAATGTTGCTACGTTGTTTTTTACAGATGTTGTAATATCTTCGGGAATCGCAAATGTATATGAGGTATTATCTACATTCCCAGTGCACACCAGACCTGCCTGTAAGGTCGCTGTTGCCGATGTACCTGCTACTGCGGTACTAAATGATACTTGTGCCTTTGCTGCCGTTCTAGACCGTGGAACGTATCCAATGTTACGAGCAAGTGAAACGACATTTTCTCTCAAAGTTGCCGAATCCAAGAAGGATTCGTTTACAATCATGTTAGAATTGAACGCATTAATGTAAGTGTTATATGCTAATGTGTCAATTAAAACTGAAAAGTTCGATCCTTCAAAATCAAAGTCTGTAAATGTTGAGTTAGCACGAAGATAACTCTTGATTTCAGTCTTTATCTGATCAAAATCTAGATTGGCAAATTTAGTGAAAGGCATATTATCTGGTTGCCTCTAAGAGGAATGTATATTCTTGTGTTGGGAACTCTTGTCCGATGATATCAAAGATAACATTTACTTCAAACTCATTATCATCTGGTCTTGGAAAGACTTCAACTCTAACATTATCTACTCTTGGTTCAAAGTTTGATATTGAAACCTCAATTTGACTCTGAATTACTGAAGCAGTACCAAAGTCAACGAAATCAAAAAGACTTCCAGTGACATCGGATCCAAATAATGGGTTGAAAAATCGCTCAGTTGGTATTGTCTGAACGATATTTCTAACAGATCGACGTATTGCGCTCTCGTTCTTAAGTACTTGTAAGTCCTTTGTCACTGGATGTGGGTCAAAGGATAAACTG